CGGGTGTAGCACAAGCAAGCTTGGCCTTTAAAACATGGATCTCCTGCAAACAACCCGCAATGAATCGGCATTGATCATGGTTCTGCCTTGTCATGGCTTCGGCGTATCTTTTTAAATAGTCAATATCCTGTGAAGCATGAACGGCTCGGATCTCTGTTTCCATTGTTAATTCTTCTTCTAGTGTGGGAGTCAAATGATCAACTAACTCCATCAACATCTCAAACTCAGGTGGAACTTTTGACATGTTTTTTCTTTATGTCTAGCAAACATTTTTGCCATTTTCCATGTTCAATTTGCTGTCGTCTTAGTTCTTGGCAGTGAGAGCAATTACATTCCGTCTTCAAGCTCGGCTGCTTTTGCTGCAAGTCCTGTGTAGATACCGTAGTAAGGGTTTGGCGATCCATCAGATAAAGTCTTAAGGTGTCTACCGTCTAAAACGTACCAGCGTTCAAGATCCATTGATCTTTTTTCGTCTTCTTTTCGCCATTCAGGCTTATACATACTCATTGAAGTTTTGTTGTTTCGTTTGGGAATAGTCTAGCTTCTATAAATGCCACGGCTTCATCATCTATCTTATTTGTTGATTGTTTCGCGGCTGCTTTCAGGATGGACAGCACAAACTTCTTACCTTGATCTGAATTTAGAAATCCGTACAAGATCGGTCTAAAGACTTTGAGTAGCTTTTTCATAGGAAAGGATTAGAGTATTTCTGTAATTTACTAATAATGCAAGTAAGTTATTAATCATCGAGGTGGGACTTGATGCAATAAAGAACCCTTAACGAGTAGAGGCGTTAGGGGTTTTTATTTGTTCCCAATACTTTACAAGCGTTTCCAGCTCTTTAATTCTGGCTTTAGCCCTTGCTATCTGTTCCTCCATCCGTTTGGGTTCCTCTTTACTCCTTCTAATCTAGCAACGTCCTTCTCTATGGCCGATAAGCGGTGAAATATCTCTCTAAAATTACCTTGTGAACGGTTTGAACGGTTGCTTAGAACCATCAATAACGCAGATATGGCAGCCCCAACAAGTGCCGCTAGTAGTTCTTGAGGCATTTTGTACGTTTTAGGAGTAATCTTAGACTATTGTTTCTATCTTTCTATGTCTGAAGAACAAAAAGCAAAAGCCAAGCCTGATAAGAAAGGGCCAATTGGTAAACTAAAAGACATCGCTGAAGATAAAGAAGAACAGCTCCAGATTATAGGTGTAGCAGTGCGTTTGGGCGTTGTCATTTGGTCTGGATTTATCGTAACTTTAAACTATATAACTATTCCAGGTTACAGTTCTGACCCTAAAGATATAACTTTTCCTGCGAGTTTGCTAACTGGAGCCTTGGCTTCGTTTGGTTTAGAGGGGGGAAAAAAGCGTGGTGATGGAACGTATAAGTCAGAAGATGAGAAACCTATGAATAAAAAAGAGATACAAGCAATGCTAAGTGAGCAATCTAGTTCGTTCCAAACAATAAGAATCGAGACTCCTATTAAACTAGTTCCACAAGAACCTAAAATCGACCCCATTACAGGGAAAACAGTCGATCCTCAATCGGGCAAGCTCACATGAAAAAGTTTTTAATCTTGCTTTTACTAGCGAGTCCAGTGCAAGCAGATATGCGGCACTCAATCACTACATCAGCAAAGATCCAAGTTGACGCTGCCTATAGTTCTGCTGAGAGGATTGGAACGACTTACAGCATTACAGGCAACAATGTGACTCCAAGTACAACTGTTGGAGGGACTACCACCTCTGGGGCTATCGGAGGATTGACGGCTGATAGTGTCACTTCAGGAGTCCCTGCGATTGTAGACACGGATTTCACGATAACTACAGCAGGATCAGCCGTAAGTCTGACAGAAAGCCTAGTGGTTGGTGATTCTATTCAAAGCGCAACTACTGTCACAGGTGGCGTTGTTCCAAGTTTGCCTTCACTGGGAGTGACCGTGACAGGATCAGGAGGTGTGTCAGGTGGAACGATAACTTCTCTTAGCTCAGGTGTTCATACTTGTGCTGGCACAATGGGCGCAGGTTCTAGCTGTACGGCACAGACCATAGTTGAATCGGTGGTGGATTAATGCATGTTCCACTTATTGTTGCTTTTGTGGCTGTCATTATTGTTGCTGTTTTCAATTTCCTGATGTGGAAACACTATATGGATATACATAAATGAAGCGTTATTTGCCTCTGTTGTTGTTATTAAATAGCTGGCAAAAGCCAGTTATAGCAGTGCCAGTTGTCCCTAATTTTTCTAGCGGGTCCATGTCAGCCGTTACACGCACCACTCAAAATATCACAGAAAATATTGTATCAACAGATTATAATACAGGCCATTCGCTGAGTATTACAGGGGCAAATTTAGAAATAGATGGATCAACATTATTACCTGACCCTACAACTATTAACCAAACTGTAAATGGAACGACTTACCAATGGACTGGAGCCGATCTAACAACAATGCCAAATGTATCAATCAAGAATCCAGGGGCCGCCTTTCAACTTCAAATGTCATACCAAGGAAGTGGACTTGCCAATATAACAAACATAACTCGCACAACTCAGGTAGAAAGCGTTACAGAAACTACCTCTACGTTCTCTCAATAATATTCGCACTTAATCCTTTAAAAGTATTAGCAAATACCTCTCAAACCGCAGCTCCCGTAGCCAATTCCAGTGGTTCAGTGACCAACATGGCTATACAATCTTTGCAAGGTAATATGATACAAAATCAGTACGGTAATGGAATAGTTTGTCAGGGGCCAATGTTAACAGCATCTCCATTCTTAACTGATAGTTTCCAGCAACAGCTTCCACATGAATATTGGTACTCCTCGCCAGTGTATGACGATGATGGAAATGTTATTTATTACCAAGATGTTCGTACAGGTCAGAAAGATTCTGCAAGTTTAAATTGGGGCTTTTCAATTACATTTAGTCTTCCATTAGATAATTCATTGCAAAGACGTTGTAAAGCGATGGCTGATAAATGGCTTGAATTAAAAAATCAAGATTTAATGGATAAACAACTATCGTGGCACGTAGCCCGTTTGAAAGAATGTGGTGCGCTTAAGAAATCAGGAATTGAGTTCGCTAAAAATTCTGTCTTTTATTCTTTATGTGAAGATGTTTTAGTTCTGCCAAAAATGGGACAGGTCTTACCTCACCGACACCTTATATCTCAACCTGACTCTAAATAAGAGCAAGAACTCGTTCTAACTAGAGGCCAATAGGCGTGATTACAACTTTTCTTGCTTCTTTGATTTTACCTTATTTTTTAATGGTGGTAAACCTCGTTTCTCACGATAAGCAATAGTTCTTCTTTCAGATAAGTTTGGTCGTTTTATTTTCTTACCTAAAGCCTTCTTCACCTTGTTTACTACCTGCTTAATAATCGGTTTGACTGCTTTTAATAATATTGGTGTAGATAACGCAGCAGTGGTAGCCACAAGAGTAATTCCCCCCGTTTTCACCACTTGAGGGACAGTAGGTATCGCATCAATTATCTGCTGTTGAACATTTAATTTTTTATATCTAGTTACACAACGGTTTCCTACCAATTCATACTTAATAATCTGTTTAGTACCTTCTTCTACTTTTGTCCCAACTTCAGGCGCACCATCAGGAGGACAATCTGTGGGCTTTGCTTGCGGTACTTCTGGTGTTGCAGGGGTTTCTGGTTGTTCGTATCGTTGAGGTTTTGCTTCTTCTGTGTAGATAAGCTCTTCAGGTACGAAGTTCATCGCATCGTATGAAGGATATTGTGCATCGCACAGGATTAAATTTCCATCGGGATCATTAGTTACTAAGTTCTCATTCTCATTGGATCGTCTTGCTTCAATACAACCAGGAATATTAACAACAGGAAATCCCATAGGGACAACCACAGGGACATTAGGAGTATTAATCGTTGGAGCGTTTATAAGATATGTTCTGACTGGTTCGATCCCAATAGAATTAACTCCTATTCTGGGAATCTCTGTCAAAACTTAGGAATACTAAATCCACCAGCTTCACCAGTAGCTTTAGGAGCAGCAGTAGGAAGAACAGGGCCAGATAATCCAGGCATCTTCAACGATCCAGTGACCTGTTCGATCATCTGCTTCTTTAGCTTTTCTTGATTCTCTTCATTCGTAATCCAGAGATAGCCAAAAATACCGCCCCCTGTTAACGAGATCACCAACAGGAAAGACAGTACACTGATAATGTTCAGAATTTTTTGCATGGTAAAAGAAGCTATTTTAAAAGCTATTACTCATACAACTCTAATCCTTTTTATGGGTTTAGTCGCTTTGCTGCCGTTGCATTTGTTACTTCAACAGCAAGTTCAACTAAATACCATTAAGACCAAGGCTTACCAACAGCAGTTGTTGGAGTAGCAACAGCCGCATCAATCGCAGCTTCTACAGCAGCAACACCGTCTGTTCCTAAAGCAGTTTTAACCCACCCAATGCAAGTCGCAGCATCTAGAGAATCGTAAGCTTTGAAATCAGAAGGAAGACTGGAAGGCTTAGTAAAAGTGACCTCACCTGTTTGTCTTGAATCAGGTGCTTCTGTGTTGTCAGAATCATCAATTGCTTTACAACGATAGATAACTTTGGTGACGTAACCATCAGCGATCTCACGATCCATCGTGTTCACTTCCCAAACTTTGTTAATAGCCATTGAAAAAACCTTTTAGAAATAGTTTAACTGTTTTCAGGAGAAGGTTCTTCTGAATTAACTTCAGTAGACTCTTCTGCAAACTGAATACCACCTTGCAATTGAAGAATCTCGGCGGTTGTTTTATTAAGGGCAGACTCTAATTGCGCTCTATACTTTGTCTTTTCTTCAAGAGTCTCTTTCCATTGAGTGAGTTTGTCGGACATGTGTAATTAAGAAATACGTTCCAATAATACTAAGAGTATGGGCTAGTACCAAGTGTGGTTATTATGAGGGTTTTGGATTGTCTGATTTTACCTTAGCAACATGATCTTTCCATGTCGTTGTTCCATTTACAGCGTCCCAATATTGCATATCTAATTGATCGCCAGTAGAAGCAAAAGATTTAGCTCTATCTTCTTTATATTTTAATTTATCTAATTCAACTCTTGCTTCATCTATTTTTGATTGTTCAAGAGTTACTGCGTTCATTCCTGAATCAAAGGCTCCTGTAGTGTCATTAATAGTGACAACATTTGGATAAGCTTTATAAATTGCTTCGTGATCTATAAACATTAAGCTACCTCCATTAAAGTTATACTACTAGCTGACCTGTAATTCGTACCGCTATACCAGCCATTAATAGTAAAAGTAGTATCAGCTTGGTTCCTTATTTGAATTTTATAGGTTGTTGAACTTGTTGTACTTGGTGAATCTAAGAAACATGCACTGACATTGAGCTGTGCGCCATGACTCTGATGATAAACCTGTTTAGAACTGCTTTCGGTTTCTGACCCATCAGGTTGGGCTATTGCTGTTGACCCTCTGACAAGGTTTATATGTCCAACACCAACCGATTTACCAGCGTTAATATCCCAAATTATTAAAACCTTATGGCTAGAGCTAGAAGGTGTTATTGATGCTGACAATCCAATATCAATAAAGGATTGCGAAGTAGTTGAAGTCCTATCATTTTTAAAGGAGCTTACTACTTGTAGTATTTTTCCTCCACTTGCTGTAGCTTGGCTAGTGCCGTCTGCAAAATAAATTGTCATTAGACCACCTCCTGTAAACCCATCTTATACTTTTTACCTGTCCTGTTGTTAATCATAAAGATATCTTCCTCTCCTTCTTGTAGTGTCCAATCTCCCCACGTTCCATCTACATCATTACCACCTGTATCCTTTTTAGATTCATTAGATAACTGTAAGTCGTTGACGTATATATTTTTTACACGATAACTTGACGTTCCTATGTCATAGGTGTTGTTATCATTAGGGTAAAAATCACCATTACTATTTATTATCCATCTGTTAGTACCGTTAGTATGTCTAAAAATAGTACCGTTAGATCCACCTTGTACATACAACCAGTTTGAGTGGTGTTGTATTTTTGTAGCTTCGCCTGTCCAGCTTCCATTTTCAAATCTTATATCAGTATTTGCTGCACATTGAACACCTACAGAGGTGGTTTTGATTTTCTGACTACCGTCGAAATAAAGTTCAACGGCCCCGTTAGCTATACCTTTAATAGTTTGCTCAGTATTATTAGCCCACATACTGATATCTGCTGCGGCTAATAGATTTAACGTGCCAGTATTATTGTCAATATATGAATTAGACCCATCATGATAAAGCTGTAAATCTGCACCATTTCCCAATTTAATAATATCGCTGTCACCCATAATTAGGTGACTATCTAATGCAAATCCACCGCTATTTGTATAAGCTTTTCGAGTGCCGTCGTAGTAGAGTTCAACGGCTCCGTTAAATGTAGCTGTTAGAGCATTTTCATTTGAATCACCAACCTGTAAATAAAATACTGGAGTACCAGAAGTATTATTTCTTATATATAAATTACCACCTGTATTTTGTAGAAAGCTATTTCCTCCATCATGGTAGATCTGTAGATCATTATCTGAGCCAAGATAGATTTTATTACTGTCATTAGTGTAATAACTACCATGTACAATTATTCCTCCACTACCTGTCTCAAGCTTCTTAGAGTTGTCGTAATAGATTTCTACGTCATTGTTCTGAGTTGCTATTATTAAGTTTTCAGTATTAGCAACATTAGTAACAACAAAAGCTCCTGTTTGAACATTGAAATTACCAGTTGCATTATTCAACCTTGTGTGAGACCCATCATGATAGATTTGTAGATCATCCCCATCTCCTAAAATAACTTTACCATTGTCAGATATATTAATATCATTAGAAATATTTAAGTCATACCAACGATAAGAAGCAGATCCTAAACTTACTGCATTATCTGTTAACGGTCTCCATCCACCAGAAACATATCCAGTTCCAGTGACCGTAATGCCACCACTTGTCGTCTCAAGCTTAGTAGCCCAAGAACCAGAATCATAATTCTGTATTTTTAAGTTAGCTCC